GTCAACACAACACAAAAATCGAACGAAAGCACTATTCAAGTAAATATTCCGTCTCCAACTATGAAACTTCTGATATAAACTTGGCCTAGGCACAACGTTCTCAACATCACGCATTAGTATATTCTCCAACACAACCTCAGGAACAGGCACTGGTTCATCATCTAAACCATGCTCTGAAGGCGGTGGAGAATTACCACCAGGAGGACCACGAGGTGGTCCACCAGGCCCATCATCATCATCATCTCCCCCATCAGATGGTGGTGGTGATGAATGTGGATGGTGTGATAAACTACTAAAACTTGATACACTGGTTGCACACGAAGAATCGGAAACTTCACGCTTGTAAGTAACAATATTACTAAACAAGGGTTGATTTTCAACGAATGGTGTAACAACCGTAAGCGTATCACGTTGACGCTCAACATTCAAAATGGAGCGATTACAATTTTGTAAAAGATTTGCAACTCGAAGTTGTCGATTTAATCGCCGACTACGATTTCTCCTTTGACGTGGAGTTACGTCTTCAGGTATCCAATTGGTGTTATTGACAGGTATGCCAACAACCCAAGGAACCTGGTGAGCAATAATGGAAGGAACTTGAGAGTTACGAGCTGGACTGGCTCTAGTATTATTATTATTATTGCGTGGGTTACGGTTCACTCTAACTCTACGCCTACGATTTCTCGATCGACGTGCTCGTTGAGTTACCACTTCTTCTATCCTCGTAGAGTATATTTCATTATCTACGCCAGAGCCTCCGCGGTCGTCATGCGTTTCAACGACTACATTATCAACTTCACCAATAAAGGTAAGGATTGACTCAATAAAAGCCGCATCACGGATGATTCCGCTTGAGATTTCTCCAACTATCTGATTATCGTTAAGGTCAACCATGTTAGGATTTCAAGAAAAGGGGGGGTTTGTTCGGTTAGTCCGTTCCACCTACGAGTCAGCCGTTACTGATACACTAATTATATTACACGGAAATGTACGTCCGTTTGGGTTGGTAGCTGCTAAACGATCAAATGAATGATCAAAACTAACCACAACACCAAAACAAATTTGATGTTTGGTTAGTAATTACCCGACGCTCTATTGTTATATCAAAATAACTACCCGAT